CAACGCCTTGTCGGCGTCTTCGTCGCTTAGCGGCACGCCAGAGGGCGCCGCGATGTAGATCTTGCCGTCGGCCTTGCGGCGTAACGTCAGGCTTGCACCTGGAGGCATGGAATGCTCCTGTCTCTACGGAGGTGGAGGCGGAGGCGGAACCGTTGCGGAGACCGTCATGGTGTCCAGTGCAGCTTCGAGCTCCTGCAACCCGTCCTTGACGGTCTGCACACCAGCACGGATCTTCTGCTTCGCATCGCGGATGGCCGCATCGTCGAAGCTCAATTCCACTGTCGCTTTCTGCACGGCCATCGCTGGTCTCCTTCTACAGAAGGGAAGGCTGTGCAGCCAGTCACACAGCCACACAGCCTTCCCTTGCCGCTAGGCCGGGTTCGCCTCGTCGTCGGCGTACAGCGCAGCCACGAGGTCGTCCTTGCGGTCACTGGCCGGGCGGATCTTGTTCTCTTCCGCCCTGTCCTCGTTGCGCGCCTTCACCTCCGCCTGAAGGTTGGCCCTGGTGTCGTCTTCGTACGGCGCTTCCTCCTCGGAAGGCGGCACATCCTGCTCGCCCTCGCGAACGGAGCTTGGCACCGTCACGCCACCGGAGTTCGTGGCCTGACCCAGACCGGGGATGTTCCCGCCCTGGAACTGCTCCAGGAGCGCGTCCCGCTCGACCGCCTGCTGACGCTCCAGCAGCCGCACGGCGTAGCGACCCTTCTGCTCCGGGGACAGGAGCTCGCGAGCGTTCGCGGCATCCCACTCGTCGTCGCCCCACTCGGACTCGTCCTTCTCCTGGATGGACCGGAGCAGTGGCTTGTCGACGCCGATTCCGGCAGCCGGGAGTGCAGCCAGCGCAGCCAGAAGCTGCTGTCGCTTGCTCTCGACTTCGTCTGCGGTTGTCAGTCCCATGTTTGACATCCTGAATTCCTCCTCTCGTGGCTCAGACGTACGCGGCCGGGATGACGTAGGAAGCGCCTGCGTCGATGAACATGACGGCGCCTGCGCCACGCTTGCGGACTCCGGTGCCGAAGCCACGCTGGTAGAAGGAGTCGATGAGCGGGTAGTCCGGCTCCCGACCCTTCACCAGTCGCAGCCCCGACGCACGCGGGTCTTCGCGCAGCCCGACGGGGTTGTCGGCGGAGTCAAACCCGCCGGTCGCGAACGCGAGGATGTAGTTGGCCGGGAGCCAGTCATCCTCGATGACGATGAAGTTGCCGTAGGCGCCGATCACGTTCAGGCCAGCGAGCTGACCCTGAGGCTGGCCGCCACCCTGGAGTCCACCAGCAGTCGTGAAGAACGCGGGCTGTGTGGAGGACGGGACGAAGTCGTACTTCCAGGTTGGCGTCTTGGCGCCACGGATGGGACCCGTGTTGACGGAGTTGAACATGAGCACCAGCCGAGAGCCGGTGACAGCGCCGTACCCGTGGTGACTGAGGTGCGACTCCAGGAGGTCGATGTCGACGCTGTCGTAGCCGCCAGGAGCGGCACCGAGGCTGGTCAGGAAGTGCTGGTGCGCCGTGGCATGCACCGTGGTCTTCCACGGAGGCGGCACGGTCGCGTCGGCGTTGTAGAACGGGTAGACGTTGTAGATGGTCCCGTTCTCGTCGGTGGTCCGGGTGACGTTGTTGAAGATGGCCCGAAGGGTCTTGCTGAAGAGCAGCCGGTTGTCCGCCTCGAGGACCTGGTTCTGGAGCGCCTCGATCTGGTTGGCACGCGCCTTCAGGAGGAACTTCCAGGTGAAGCTGACGCCGATGTCGTAGAACTTCAGGTCGTATCCGAACGGCAGGAATCCCGCCCCACGGACACGCTTCGGCTCACCGAACTCGGACGCCTCTTCGAAGTCCACCGTCGGGACCTGCGGCACCATCTCGACCTCGTCCTGAACGTTGAACGTCAGGAAGTCGATCAGGCTCTGCCGCTGTGTGTTCCACAGCCCGAGCAGACGCTGGAACTCCGTCCACATCGAGTTGAGGTCTCTGCCGTCGACCGTGGTCGTGAGAACGTCGCCCTCGGTGTTGATGCCCCGGTCACCACCTGCGATACCGGGCAGGAAGCCCAGGGACCTGAGGTCCACCGGCTCCAACGGCGCATCGCCCATGCGACCGCCGTGCTGCGCGTAGGCCAGCGCAGGCAGGATGATCTTCTGCGCACCGGGAAGGATGAGGCCCGGCCGCTCTGCCACTTGGAATTGCGACATGGAATTCTCCTCCTTCCGTTACGCCGAAGCGACGGGGTTGACGACGCCCATCCGAACGATGAGGCGCGTGTTGGCGATGGTGCCGCCCTCGATGGTGTAGCCGACGCGGATGTTGGCGGTCGCAGTCACGGTCAGCAGCCCGGTCGCGGCCACGGCGTACACGGGCACGCCAGCCGCGATCGCTGTGGTGCCGTCCGAGAGCGCAGCCTCCACGATCTCACCGGCCGTCATCACGTCCAGGATCTCGCCGATGACCTTCGTCTTGGTGACGACGACGACACCGACCAGACCGAGGCCAGCCACGCCAGGACCCTTGATCGCTCGACCGGCGGAGTTGATGCCGACGGCGAAGATCTTGCCGAGGTCCGCCGTGACCCACGCCGCTGCGGCCTCTGCCCGAAAGCCACCTGACTTCGGGTCGTACTTGTCGTAGCGCGCCATGCGCTATTCTCACTCTCCTACTGACGGGGAGACCTCGTGCGCAGCGCAGGGAAACGGCGGGCGAGTTCATCCTGCGAAGCTTCCGCTGGAGTTCGCTGGCCGCTGCCGACTGGACTGCCACTCGGCTGCTCCGGCTCTTTCTTCTCCTTCCGGACCAGGTGAGGCTTCCGCTTGGCGATGTCGGCAACGACGGAACGCACATCGTCCTCGTCGATCTCGCCATCGTCCCCGATCTTGATTCCGTCGAGCTCCCTTGTGACCAGCAACAGCACGTCGCCCGCGTCGATCCAGTTGATCGGGCGGTTCTTCTCGTTGCCGAAGCTGGCCTTCAGGAATGCGTTCTCAATTGCCAACCGACGGGTTGTCGGCTCCAGGACAGCAACTCTGCCCTCGGCTTTCGACGCACGCTTCTCGGTCTTCTCGGTCTCAGATCGGTCGCGGTCTTGGAGATCCTCCAGGGCACGCTCGGCACGCTCCGCGCGCTCGAGAGCTTCCTGCTTTGCCCGCCGCGCACGATACGCGCCACGGTCTTCGCCCGGCCGCTGTCCGTCATCCTTGGACCGCTCGGGAGGTGTCTCCTTCTCACCTTCTCCGCTGGACTTGCCCTCGGGAGGCTTGCCTTCGCCTTCACCCGATGGCTTGCCCTCGGAACCGGCACCGCCGTCTCCGCCACTCTCACCCTCGCTGGTTCCGCCGGAACCTTCGGTGGCGCCTTCCGAACCGCCAGCGATCGCGAAGACTGGCGCATCGCCGATGCGGCCAATCATCGATGGCCGGTCACCGACCAGCCACCATCGTTCACTGACTTCCTCACGGCTCCGCCGCTCGGCCATGCTGTGTCCTTTCGTTGGAGCGGCTCCGCCGCCCACGCGGGTACTTGTCTCTGGCAGTTTACCTCACGTCGATGAACGGAAGTCTTCGTAGAACTGAAGGTCGAATTCCCCGCCATCCCGCAACAGGAAGCGAACGCCATTGTCACCCGGCCACTTCTCTCGGTGGTCGAATCCGCCTTCCCATATACGACCAGGAATACCCGTGGGGAATGCTGTGCAACGCGGGACATCCTCGTCTCGCAGCGAAGCCTGATGCGTACGGTCAAGTCGTTCACACGCTGCACAGATGTTCGGTTCGCTGGCATCGCTCATAGGTGCAGCACCTCGTCGATGAATTGGCCGAACATTTTGGCAATTGGCCTCGGGTTGGGGCTCAGTTTATACTCGGCGAAGCATTCCGCCATAAATTCCATCCAGTTCTCGGTAGCGTACTTGCTGAGGCCCATTGTGATGTCAGGCTTGAACCGTTCAATCACAGCATTGAATCGAGCGCCGTACACGTCGTAACCAATACCGAGTCGAACTTGTGGCGTTACCTGCGCCGCCAGCGTCTCATATGACTCCGGTATCAGGTTCGGTCCGGCTCTATTCTCCATGTAATTGAAGAACTTCTGGAACACGCCCTCGAGCTTATTGGCCATGCTACCATTCGACGTGATGACCGCCTCAATGTGGTGTCCGAATTCGTGGACGAAGGTGTAGATGTCGTCGTCATCGACATGACGCTCCGCCTTGAAGTGCGTCTTGACCTGCCGCCGCTGACTGGCCCGGTAGCTCCGAAGCTGATGACGATTGAAGTACCGCTCACCGTGCATCCGGATGGTGGCGCCTTCCATGCCACCGTACAGGCCGAAGGCGCTATCGTGGTTACGGATCTCAGTCTTATTGAACTTGCCGCGCACCATTGGAAGCTGACGGGTCTGGGTCGGCGTGTTGTGCAGATACTCGTCAGCGAGCTCCTTGTACTTCCGTTGCATCTTGGCGACGTGGGCTTCATCCCAATCATCGAATTGACGGAAGTATTTCTTGACTTCCCTTTCGGCAACGCCGCTCGTACGTTTGGCCGACTCCCGCTTTGCAGCCGCCCGAGTCACTTGCGCCCGTGATGGTGCTGCCAGCTTGATGTCAACCTTCGTAACCCTTACCGGGTCAACGATGCGAGACGCCGACCGACCGAGAGCTTTGCCGTAAGCATTGACACGCTGACCGAAATATTCGACGTAGTTGGAACCGTGCAACCGTGACGGAGCACGCGTTAGCAGCATTCGCTCCGTCTTGCCACCTAACGTGACCACGTCCACCACGTCACCGATCTTGTGTTCGATGGTAGAGGTCGGCACCGTCGGTCGTGGCGCTGGAGTCGTTGTGGTGCTTGGCTTCCGAGGACCCTTCTTGAGCGAACCGGTGTCAACGATGCCATGCTTGCGGGCAACGGAGCGCATGGCGCCGGGCGAGGACGTGGAGCTCAGTCCGTTAGCCTTGGCCTCGTTGGCAATCTGCGCCCACGACTTCCCAGCCTCTCGTCCTTGCAGCACAAACTGGCCGAGCTCGTCCGTGTTGCTCTCAGCCAGCGTACGAGACATCGGAACCGGCATGTCTTCAACGATGTCGTCAAGGTACTCATCGTATTTACCTTTGTGGAAATTGCGGACGAACTCATCCTCGTCAACGGTTACTGGAGCCAGGTAGCACAAGTCTTGAGGGTGAGGCTTCGACGGAACGTTCTGCTTGCTGAACACACCTGGACCCATGCCCTCGTGGTCATCACCGGCCAGCGAGTCGCAGATGTCGCCTTCCGGATGGCTGGAGCTCAGGTGCCACTGCATCCCGGTGATAAACGGGTTCGGCTGGGCCATCCGCTTCTGCGTCTCGTGAAACGCATTGTTCATCTCCGTGCGTGCCAACCGTTCGGCGGCATACGACACTCCACCTGGCACACGCGGATTGATGAGACCCTTGACGTCACTAGCAAGGCTGCGCCATGACCGACCCTGCGCAATGGCCTTGTTGACCGCACCTTGAACCATGCCCTGCGCACCGACTGAGGTGCGGTATACGCGCTGAGACAGGTCCCGACCCACAACCTTGCGGCTATACAAGTTCTCAGCGCCCTGGCGTGCCTGCTGGCGCACAGCGGCAGCCATCTCAGCGGCGGGTATGCCAGCAGCGTTGTAGAGCGAGTTCGTGAGCAGACTCTCCGCCCGTGCCGCTGCATCTGCAGAGTTGAGAATCCCTTGGCGCACAACGTTGTCAACCTGAGGCCAGAGCTCCACCACTTGCTGACGGAGCTCCTGGGCAACGAGCGTCAACTGTGCCCGCTGCACCCGCGCACTGATGTTCGACCCAGCCCGCGCCAGGACCCTAGCTTCGGCATCGTTGGCTGCGGAAAGAAGGAGGCGGGCGAGGTCTCGGTCAGCCCGCCGTTGCTCGCGCAGGTACAGGTCGAGCGGCCGTGTTTCCATTGAGCCTCGGATTCCTCAGGTCGTGGCACTGCGAGCAGTGGTTCGCCTTCCCCGGATTGTTCTTGCCGCAGTGGATGCCGCACCAGTCTTCGAGATGCTCGTAACTATTCTGACCGAAGAAAGCATCACTGCTGAGGTCATGGAAGGGTGCCCGAAATTGACTCGGCTCAGGTCTCGACAAGCTCCTGCGTGCTGCTGCCACCTTCAGCTTCCTCCGCCTGCCGGTCTGTCGGCGTGGCTGCATCCGTACGCGCCTGGAGTTCGGCCATTGCCGCCTTTGCCATCGCAGCGGCACCGTCAGGGAACACGTAACCCAGCTTCTCCGCCTCGAGAAGGAAGAACTCCGTGGTGATGACGCCTTGCTGGTGCATGGTCACAAGCTCTGTGAACTTCTCCTTGCGGTTGAGCGGAAGCTTGGAGCCGTAGGTCGGCCGCATGCTGACGCCAGCCAGGTCCGCGCCTTCGTACACGGGAAGGAACCCGGTGCCAAGGTCGAACCACATCTGGAGCAGAACGTCGGTGATAAACGTCTCCATGTACTCGGCCCGGGACAGGAGCGGGCCGAGTCGGAGGGCAAGCGCCACACCGGACTCAGCGACCGAGACATCCACGTGTCCGATGGCCGCTTCGTTGGCGCCAGTGGCGTCACCGATCTTGCCTTCCAGGTACCGCACGTGGTCCAGGAACGGGCCGACCGTGCTCACGCCGTTGACACGCATGAACCGAGCCTGCGGGTCGTTGAGCTCCAGTACCCGTCCCGGTCCCAGGATCCAGTTCGTGTCGTTGCCCTCTTCGTCCACGGGCGAACCTGCGTCCGTGGCATAGATGCCGAGGCCTTCCAGGATGAGCGTGATCTCCTGGTCACTGATCGACTGGTTCACTGCCGCAGCCATGATCTCCATGCCGCGTAGCTCACTGTTGCCGAACGGCTGGTTTGGCGCCGGGTTGTTCGGGATGTGATAGACGGGAATTGCCTGGATGGGGTCTTCCAGTGGCGTCTCCGGAACGTTCGTGAAACCTTCCACGGATTCCGGCGCATTGCTTGGATCAAGATCCTGCCACTTGTCGGTTCCGAACAGGCCGAGCTCACTTGTGATGGTGTAGCTGCCGTCCGTGTTGAGAACCTTGCGGTACACTTGCCGCCGGACGAACTCCTTGCCGCCGAACATGGTCAGGTCGGCTAGCACAACCGCCCACAGTGAATCGGGATCGCTCTCGTCGTGGTACTGCGGGTAATAGGAGCCAGGATTCACCGTCAGCACGGAGATCCGCCGACCCTCCATCTTGTTCGGGTTCGCCGTGATGTGGAAGACGTAGTCACCACGCATGAGACCGTAGAGCTTGTTTGCAGCAAACTTGGAGAGGAACTTCTCGCGATCGAACAACGCCTGGAACCATTGCTGAGCAAGAGTCGCATCCGCCTGGTTCGCAGCCGGTGTCGCCTCACCTGGAAGCGCCTGCGGCTGCGCCGTGAAGCCGAGGCCCTTGGCCACGTAGCGTGCCGCTGTGTCCACGATGATGCGCGGGTTCGGGACGTAGATGGGCTGAGCGTTCGTGCCGCGCTGAAGGAGCTTGAACGTGTTGCGATGCTGCCAGTACATCTGCTCGTAGAGCTCGTAACTTCTGACCCTTGGCTGGTCCGCCTCCGGGACCCAGCCTGGAGCGGCTCCCGTGAACATCGGCTCCGCTGTGCTCCACGGAGTGAAAGCAATTTCTGTCACGTCTTGTCAAGCCTCCTTCGCGAATGCACAGCGATAATGATCAGGTAGAGGACAGCCACACAAGGGACGAATAGGACTTCAACTCTGCGCCACCTCCGTCGGCACCATGCATTCGCCTTGGTCGTTCAGGAGCGCGTCCATGTCTTCAGCCGAGACCCAGAAGGTACCGCGCTTGTGCCATCCCCATTCGCCCCAGGTGTTGAAGCCACGGAACCAGTAACGAGAGTGTTGGCTGCTAATGGTCTCATCGGGTAGTACACCGTCCACGAGCCAGGCGTGGCCGCCACGCTTGCGACCGGTGAAGGTGGCGATGCCGAGCGGGTTGCTGTCCGCGTTGTCCATGCCCGTGGTCCACCATGTTCCCATGATGGCAGGCTGGCCCATGAGCACGCGGGCAAGCTCGTCGGCACCGCCTGTGATCCAGTGGTATTCGGAGAAGACGCCAAGCTCCTTCATGAGCTTGCCACTGGCATCGACGCTGGTGCCGCCCTCGCCTCCAGGCGCAGTCTCCGGCCACTCGTCACGGTCCTGACACCAGTGGTAGAACTTGATTGCCGCTTCCTTCTGGAGCTCCACCCAGCCCAATTCCACACGCAATCGCGGGTTGCGAACCGGGGAGCTTCTGAGGAAATTGAGGGTGCTGAATCCAACGCACCCGGAGCCGTCGTACCCGCGCTCAGGCGCCTGATCCAATAGCTGACCGCGCCGGTGCATGCGCGTGCGAATCGGGGTCTCGTCGTCAAGCTCCATGGCTGCGACGGGAAAGGAGCGGAGGCGGGAATCGAGCTGGCTCGGAAGCCTGTCCAGCCGGGGATCTTCCGTTCGGTACCCGCCGCGCAGTTCGGTGATCTCCAGCCGTGTCATGTCGGCTCCTTGAATGGGTTCAGGGAATTATAC